GTTAAGGAATTGGAAGAAAAGAATCGCCTATACACCTATTATTTAGATGCTGTAAAGAGAGATGGTATTCCATATGAGTTGATTTCAAAAGCTCTACCTGTAATTGAAAATGAGGTGAATAATATACTTTCACAAGTTGTAGATTTTAGTGTAGTGATGGATGTAGATGGTAAATCAATCAATGCAAAAATAGTTTATGATGACCAAGAATGGCCGTTGGAAATGTGTAGTGGTATGGAGAAATTTATAAGTGGATTGGCTATTAGAGTAGCACTTATTAATGTATGTAACTTACCTCGTCCAAACTTCTTAGTAATTGATGAAGGATTTGGCACATTAGATAGTGATAACTTATCATCGTTATTTATGATGATGCAGTATCTTAAAACTCAATTTGATTTCATTTGGGTAATTTCTCACTTAGAACAAATGAGAGATATTGTAGATGGACTGATAGAAATCAGGAAAGAAAATGGATTTAGTAAGATTGATTTTTAATATTTATTTATATGATAGATATAGCAACATTTAGAGAGCAAGGATATTTGTATGATACTTTAGAAAATTATACTGATTTATTTTCTTTTGAAGATTTTAAAGAAATTAAAAGTTTTATAGATTCCAATGATATAAAAAGATATTCCAGATATGATTATTGGTTTAAATATGATGAACTTTCATATATTGAACAACTTGAGTATGATAACTACTTACTTAGAGATAAAGATTTAAATACAGCAGATAAAATGTTTGCACTTGCACATCGTTATCAAGTTAAAAAAATGCAAGAAGATGGTATATTACCAACTTGGGTATTTGGTACAAATCTAAATTCAGAAATAACTAATAAAATTAATAATGGTATTTTATCAAAATTTCAAAAAAACTTTGTAGAAAAATATTATTCTGAAAAAAATTATACTGATTTTGAAAACAATTTTAGATTACAATTTTATGATGAAGGATGTGAAATAAAATTACACGATGATGGTAAATCTGAAAAAAGAATATGTGTTTTTTTATATTTCTTAAATAATGAATGGGATATAGAAAATGGTGGTAGACTTATAATATATGATAAAAATAATCAACCTATCCCTATAACTCCAACATTTCCCAACTTTGCTGTATTAGATTCGGATGTAAATTTATTCCACGAAGTAGAAAAAGTATTAAAAGATACAAAATACAATATTGTATGTTTTAATTCGTATAAATAAGATGTTTAGTAAGATTGATTCCTAACCTTATCAGCTTTCAACACACTCGCTTGAGGTTTTTGAACACCAACGTGTTTTTTAATCAAATTCTCTACTAAACTTCCCATTTTAAACCCGTGTTCTTCACAATAATTTTTGAGAAGTTCATGGGTTTCTTTTTTTATTTGTAACATTGAATATTTCATAACATTTAGTTTTCTTTAGTTTTTATTAGTTTTCTTTATATAAATATGAGATAAATATTTTTTTGTGAATATTTATAATAAAGATATTTCAATGGCTGTCATACAAAAAACATTATTCGGTGAAAATTTAGATAGATACAATACGTTTGTACAAGATACTGATACCAATAGCAAATATTTTAAAGTAACGGAATTACCTGATACATTTACAGGTGGTAAAAACGCATTTCTTATACAAGGTTCAGAATACTTAGTAGCAGATACTTTAATTAAAATTGAATTAAAAGATGCATCTGGTAATATAATTTATCACGAACCAGGTGAAGGTATTATATCATCTTCTTTAAGTGGTGAGGAATTTATAAGTGAATATTATGAAGGTGTTTCAAAAGTAGTAGCAGTTTACATATATCCGGAAACAGCATACGGGCCATGTACTCTTACAATATTAGGAGAACTTTCGGAATATGATAATAATGGATTACGTTCACCCGTTCCATTAAATTGGCAAGGACAATATAATGTAAAATGGCAAAAGCAAATCAATGTAAACCCATCTTTAGCAAATACAACTAAGATTCGTTTTTACAAAAGACCTACTGCAGCTATTAAAGAATTGGTATCACCAATATATACGATAGATTCATCCACAGGCAATAAAACAAATACGGGAATTAATCAATCATTTGCAGATATTAAATTATCTCAAATGGAAACGTTTGCTGGAGATGTAAAGCGTATAAAAGTATTTAGAACATCATTGGGTGATATTTCTGATTATGATATGGTTCAAGATATATTAGTTGAATCAAAAGAAGAATTGACATCTTATAATCTAAGTGGTAGTGTAGTTGGTAATGCCGGATTATTCACATCGGAAGTTTTAGAAAAAGTATGGGAATATCAACCAGAAAATATTCAAATATCATTAAATTCCACACGAATTGATAATGGTATTAAAATAAAACCATTACAAAATACACCTACATATTTTTATTATTCGTCATCATTAAATTTATCTGCGAAAAGTGTTTATGAATTTGGATTAGATGCATTTTATTCAGCATCTATTGATAATAAAGATTTAAACATTTATATTAGTGGTTCTAATAATGGTGAAGTATTAATTGGTACATTGAATGGTACTTCCCCAACAAAAAATTTAAAAGACCAAGTAATTCCATTCTCATTAACCAAAACAGAACCAAGTGCTAGTTTATATTTAGAATTTCCATCGGGCGCATATGAATGGCATGTTGGGAATGTTAGTTTAAAATTATCACAAGATACTGCATTTTCACCGGATAGTGTTTCATTTATAACATCTATGCCGATGGTTGTTGGTAATCAAGATTATAATTTTAAATTTGAATTTTATGATATAAATAATAACTATGTACCGGTTGCTGTAACACAAAGTGCAAACTTTACAGGTGGTTCAAATACTATTACAAAATTATTAACATTTGAATCAGATAGAACAGCATTTCGTTTTAGTACAGGCTCATTTGCAAATCCGCCAAATCAATCAGTAAGATTTAAAACAATAAAAACAAATTTTACAGGTTCAGTAACATATGCATCATCTGCATTTGATGTTGGTGGTACTTATATTGAACCAACTTCTTATGCAGGAACTTATCCGGGTTGGTTTACATCTCAAAATGATAATGGAGCACTTTTAAATATAGCTAGTTTTAGTGGAAGTGTTAGTAGTGTGTTGGTTGGTTCAATTGTATATACTGCATCTTGTGAAGGGTTTACTGAATTTGAAACAATATATCGTTTTGAAGATGGTGATAATGCTCCGGGTGTATTTGTAACCGCAAATACAAATCAATTTATTTACAAAGCAACCGATTTGTCAATAAATCCATCGGGGCAAATTATAACATTAGAGGCTAAACGTAAAAACTTAGCATCTGCTACCACTCCATTGACTGTAAATTCTGGAAGTGGAAAACCACCATTAACATTGGTATCTACAAATGCAACAAATGGGGTAGATACTTACACATTAGCAGGTTCATCATTTCTATTTACAACGGGTGAAAGTATTTATTACATTTCCGGTTCAGACCAATTTGGTAATGAATTTTCAGATGCAATCAAAATAACTCCTGTAAAAATATTAGATGGATTATCAGCGACTCTTACAAACGATAATGCATCACTTCCTGCGCTTTCTAATGGATTTGTAGCAAGTGGTTCATTCGTATTAACAAGTGGTTCGGTGGCTGTTAAAGTAGGAAATGAAAGTATTTCATTTGATGATGATAATGATAGTGTTAGAGCAAATAATACATTTGCAATAACAAATATAAGTGGTACAGGGTGTACGCCTAATACTGGCAATAATTCAAATCCAACTACAAACACATATGGTATTACAAATCTCACAGCAGATTCGGGTTCATTGGATATTACAATTAATTATAAAGATGGAGCCGGTGATACAACCGATATTGTAAAGACAGTAACTTATACAAAAAATAAAAAAGCAGCACCCGTTTTAAGATTGGAAGCAACTCCTAAAGACCAAAGTGTTTCTGCAAAATCAACAGGTGAGCAAGTAGATAGTTTTTCAAATGTAACTATTAGTGTAAAAGAAACATATAATGGTGCTACAACAACTTTAACTATAACATCTTTAACCGCAACATCTTCGGATATTTCATCTATTGTAACGGATTATACAACGGGAGTTGTTACTTTAAATGGTAGAACTTTAGGTAATTCCACAAACGCAACAACGATAGCAATTTCGGCAGTAGTTACGGATTCGGAAGGAGTTAGTAGAACTTTAACCGATACATTAAGTTTATCTAAAGTTAAAAAAGCAACACCGAATGTGGAAGGGCAAATAAGTCCAGCTGCACAAACTGTTACTGCTAATTCTGATGGTTCAAGTCCGGCAACACCAACATCTTTGACGGTAAAAGCATTAGAAGGTGGTACGACCCGACTAACATCCGTTTCAGCAGTTGGCGTTGGAGTTACAATCGGTACAATAACATATAATGGTTCATCTCCATTTAATTTTGCAACCATTCCTTTAAGTAGTGTATCAGCTGATACGGCAACTATTACGGTAACTATAAATTATACCGATAGTGAAGGAAATACGGGAAGTAAAACGGCAATAGCAACGATTTCAAAAGCTAAAAAAGCTTCACCCGTAGTTGTAATATCGGCAAACCCACAATCACAAACTGTTCCAGCAACAGCGGCGGGAGTTTATACGGCACCATCCACAATAGCTGTTTCAGTAAATGAAGGCGGTACATCTTATACATACGGAAGTGGTAATAGCACATTTACAATTACAAATGTTACAAATGGTACAAATTCAAGCGGAACAATTACACCAAACACACCAACTACTTCGGCTGGAGTATCGGGTGTTATAACATTATCATATACAAATTCAGAAGGAACAACGGTAACTGGTAAAACAATAAACTTTAGTGTTGGAGTAGCAGTTCAAGGAGGTAATGGAGCAGATGGAGGAGCAGGGCCTGGTGTAGTTTATAGAGGAGAATGGGCTAATAGCACAATTTATTATAAAACTTCTACAAGAGTTGATGTTGTATCTTATTTAGGTGCATATTATTTAACAAATGTAACACACACATCCGTAACAGGAAATGCAACGACGGGACAACCTGGAGTTGGTTCAAATTGGACATCATTTGGAGCTCAATTTAGTTCAGTAGCCACCGATGTATTATTGGCACAAGATGCAACAATAACACGTGGATTAGTGATGGGAACATTGAGTTCATTTAGTGGATTTATTCGTTCAGCAAACGCAACATCATTAACCGTAGGTAAAGGATTTTATTTAGACGTAAATGGAAATGTTAGATTTGGAGACCCATCCGCCGGATATATTTATTTTGATGGAACGGATGTAAATATAGCTGGAGCAGTAAAAATTGGAGCATCCGCTTTAATTAATGGAGTAGCCGCAACAACTGTTCAAACTGGTGCAGCTAGTGGAGCAACTGCTCAACAAAATAATTCGGCAAAAACCGCAGGAAGTGTAGGTGGTTGGACTATCACATCAACTGCAATACACAAAGGAACATTGGGAGCTGATGATACATTTACATCAGCCGCAGGTGATATAACAATCGGAGCTGGGTGGATTTCTGCAAAAGAATTTAAAATATCATCAACCGGAGCTGCATCATTTAAAGGAGATATTACGGGAGCAAGTGGTACTTTTAGTGGAACTGTTCAAGTTGGTGGAACTGCTTTAAATGCTGCAAATACATTAAATTCAAATAATACCGCAAGTACTATTGGATTAGGAAACGTATCAAATTTAAGTCCACAAAACCAAGCACAAACTGGACTTATAGCTGGAACTACAATTACCGGAGGTGGTATAACTTTAAGTGGTGGCGGAAATATTAAGGGTGGACAAACTGATTTTAATACAGGAACAGGATTCTTTTTAGGATATAGTGGTACTGACTATAAATTTTCAATTGGTAATGCATCTACAAAAGGTATAACTTGGGATGGTAACGCTTTATCAATTGGTGGTGATGTTAGTATTGGTGCAAATTTAGCATCGGCTCTATCAACATCTACTGCACTAACTAATGGATTAGCTACTAAAGTATCACCCGCAGATGTTACAAATAATATTGGAGGGACAGGCGTAACAACAATTAGTGGAGCTAAGGTTAGAACCGGAAATATAGAATCTAATAACTGGGACGGGCCAGATGCCGGTGAAGAATACGCAGATGCCGGCATGCAGATTGATTTAACAAATGGTTCTATAACTGCTAAAAACTTTTTAATAACTTCCGCAGGTGCGGCTAAATTTAGAGGTGAAGTAACTGCGACGGGTGGTGTATTTGGTGGATGGACTATCGATGGTACTCAACTAAAATCAAATTCAAATGCAATTATATTAGATGGTGGTGCAAATACTATTAAAATGTCTGTTGATGGGTTAGTTCGTTTTAATCTAAATACAGATAGTACACTACCAACCCCAAATGTAATCGGTGATGGTATTCTTTCAATAGGAGCAAGTTCAGGTACATTTCAGGGAGTTGGTTCGCAACAATATAATTCTAATACATTTCCTGCAACAAATTCTGTTCTTTGTACCTTTGCAATTCAATTTACAAATACATCGGCTGCAGCAGAATATGGAGGTACTGAAACATCAACATTAAATGCATATTATAGAATTAGAAATACAACAACGAATACCATTGTAGGTACTCCTATATTAATAGGTACGGCAGCAGCACAGGGTGGAGATAATTCATATAGTATTGGTAGTGTATCGGGTGGCGGTGTTTATCAGGGGTATTCATTATTAGCAAATGCAAATGCATCAATTGAGGTAACATTAACTAATGGTCATTCGTATAGAGCAGAACTTTATTTTGAATATGATACTCCTGTGGAGGGAACTGCGGGAGCCCCTGATGCTAGTTATGTTGCAATTAATTTTTCAGCTGTTACTGTAAATATTGCAGTTCAAGTGGCCACTGTTACTATCAATAGTGGTGGATTTTTATCAGCAGTAAATGCCGGTAAATATTTAAGAATGTCAAACTCAACAACCGATGCAGTTAATATTGAAGGAGGAATTAAATGGGATAAAGTTGATGGAAGGCCTGGATATGTTGCAAGAGCTTGGGTAGTAGCTACTTTTGCAAATAGAATAAATAATTATTTATCAGCTACTATTAAAGCTAGTGGGAATGTTCTTGCAGTTGGTAGAAATAATATAGGATTTAATAATATAGCATTTACATCTTCATTACCAAAAGGTAATATTGGTGGATATGGAGATTATGATACAATGGGCGCAATTTTCGCAAGTGGATTAAGAAGATATAGTGGTGCGGGAGCAAGTACCGGAGAATATCAAGTTGATATAGCATGTAACCCAATTTGGGGAGGCGGTAGTTCTGTTATGGTGTATACATATGATAATGATAAAAATACACTTGAAAATGTTAATTTATTAAATGTAGTAGTATTCGCTTAAAATTAAAAATATGGAAGAATTAATAAACAATGATGTAATAATTTATAAAGACCCAAATACCAATGTAATTTCGGTATTTTGGAGAGCAGATGAAAGATTTACAATGGATGAAACGGCTAAGTGTATAACTCCCGAAGGAGTTAAATATAAACTATTAAAAGAATTGGATTTACCAACCACCGATATGTTTCAGGAAACATGGGAATATGATTTTGAAAATTCATATGATGGAATTGGAAGTAATGATGAAGAAAGAGAAGAAATAGTAGCTAAAGTATTAAATAATATAACAGAAATGATAATTTAAATTTATGTTCACACTTAATTTAGAAAAAGCAAAAGAAATTTGGTTAAACAAATATCGAATAGCAAGAACTCCATTATTAGAAAAGTTAGATACTCAATTTATGAGAGCATTAGAACAAAATAATACAGAGTTAATGGAAAGTATTAAAATTGAAAAACAATCGTTAAGAGATATAACTTTGACAGATTTATCATCTATACAAACTCCAGATGATTTACGAAACATTTGGCCTGAGGTTTTAGGTGAAAATCCTTATTCAAATGCATAAAGTTGGCAATTTTGATATTTTCAAAGAATATGATTTCTTTGAGGTTAATATGTTTGATGTAATTATTACAAAAAATTGTATAAAACCAACTGAAGATATTGTAAAAGAAATGTTGAAATATTCACTAATTAATAATAGTGATTTATTCAATATGTTTCATGTAGAAATATATGGTAGTTTTAATTCTAATAAAAGAGAAACTGCATATGATGTGGATATGCGAATACATATTGATTATCCATTTTTAGAAGAGCAATTAGATTTATTAGAACCATTACTTCAAAAACAATTAGATATATCTTACAATAAATTTCAAATATTATTAGATGTATGTGCATATGATTTTGATAAAGAGTTTCATACTAAAAATAAAAATTATATGGAATATATGGTTAATGCAAATATATGTTATACAGGCTTATATCCCGCAATTGATGTTATAAAATTTAATAATAATGGATATAGATTTAATATTAAACACTATTATAAAAAATATGGTATTAATGAAAATTGGTTACCAGCTGAAAAACATAGAGTCCAATTAATGAACAATCAATACACAATATGTACACAAATACAATCTATTGATGATTTAAATAAGTTATACAATGAATCTAATATACAGCCTTAATACGAATTTACTTAAATATGATTATGATAAATCTAATTTAGATAAATTAATAAAAAATTATGAATTATCTATTAAATTAGCTAAACAATATCATAATATAATTTTATATACTGATGAATATGGTGCATCAAAATTAGGAGGTATTGTTGATGATATTCAATTTTTAAAAAAAGATAAAAACTATCTTTGGAGTGAAGCAAAATTTGAAGCATTATCTAAAATTGGAAAAGATTCCTTTATAATTGATGGTGATATATTTTTAAATGAAAAATTAAAATACCATAGTAATGGTGTTGTATTTCATAACTACGATTCGGAAAGTGCAATAGAATTTTATTATTCTAAATCAATATTAGATTTTAATAATCATAATATAGCTGATATATTCCCATATTGGAAAACGGATTGCAAGAAGGCTATAAACATAGGTATTCTTGGGTTTTTTGATGATGATATAAAATCAGAATACTTAAAATATTATTATCAAATAAAAGATTGGTATTTTACTAAATATCCCATACGATTGCATAAAAGGTTGGATACAATGATAATTGGACAATACTCATTAGGTTGTATTTTAGATTCTAAATGTGTAAAAGAACAACCATTATCAATTACAAATGATTATTCACATTTTTATGGTGGAATTAAATACGAAAACTTTTTTATCAAAATGGTTGATAATTATATAAAAAATGAATTATGATAGTATTCATTACAACAGGTTACGGAAAAAAT